AGCTCTATCGTCTGCAATTAAATCTATACCGCCTTATCCGACATGGACTCCACCGCCAGCGGGAACGATGCCCGGTTTACCTTATGCAGATCCCGACGGTAAATTCCCTGATATTGGCGGCGGCCTTTACATCGATCCGGGCTTAGTAAACCCCGGCGGCAACGGTAATAATTACACGGTTACGGTAAACGCTGGAGCTATTGCTTCTCAAGATGAGTTTACGGCTTTGTTACAGGATACGATCCAGCGCATCAACCGTAACGGTGATCCACTTACTACGGCGGGCATAGCATGACCGTACCCGTAATTAACGCGATTATTAACTTTTCTACGGGTCCCGCTTTTGCTCAAGCTATGATCCTAGATAGCGGCATTTTAGGTACTAACGTACTGGCAGACTCCGAGTCTCTTATCGTCGATGTATCTAACGTAGTCGATAGCGTTACGACAATGCGCGGGCGTAATCTACAGGCGGATGTTTTCCAAACAGGTACGCTAACTTTACGTATCGTAGATCAAAATGGAGACTTTAACCCTCAAAATCCTAATAGCCCTTATTACGGCTTACTTACTCCTATGCGAAAGGTAGCTATCACCGCTACGTATAACGGTACTGAGTATCCTATGTTTAGCGGCTTTATTACTAGCTACACGACTACGACTCCCAAGATGGCTACGGATGTTGTATATACGACTATTACCGCGGTAGATGGTTTTAGACTTTTCCAAAATAGTCAAATTACAAATGTAACCCTAGCCTCAGCCGGTGACTTACCCGGCGAGCGTGTAAACGCTATCCTCGACGAGATCGCTTGGCCTCCATCCCAGCGCGAGATCGAGTACGGGGATACGATCTTTCAGGCGGACCCGGGTACTTTACGTACCGCTTTAGCCGCTTTGCAGACCGCCTCTATATCTGAGTACGGGGCTATTTATATGGATGCTCGAGGATCGGTAAATCTTAAGGATCGCGCTTTTTGTATCGACTCTCAAGCTATACCGCCTGTAGTGTTTAACGATGACGGTAGCGAGATTACTTACTTTAATGCCGTTTGGCGCTTGGATGATACTCAGGTATATAACTCGGCCTCTATTACAAAGATCGGCGGCACCGCTCAGATCGCTCAGGATCAAGCCTCTATTGATGAGTACTTTGTGCACTCCTACACTCAGCAAAATCTAGTAATGGATACAGATCAAGCCGCGCTCGATTACGCTCGCGCTTATGTAGCTAGTCGTAAAGCTACTCGTACCCGCTGCGATGCTATAGAGCTAGACCTTTATACCGAAAACTATAACGATGGCATCATCGCGGCTCTTGATTTAGATTTTTTTGATCCTGTAGAGGTTACGACTAATCAACCTGGTAACTCGACGTTACAACAGACTTTACAAGTGTTTGGCGTAATGCACCGCGTTAGCCCTAATAGCTGGAAAACGACATTTACAACTCAAGAGCCGATTATCGACGGCTTTATATTAAACTCATCACTATACGGAGTGCTCGATACCTCCGTATTAGCATACTAAGGAGCAGGTTATGGCAGCTGGACAAGGTTTTAAGACCTTTGTAACGGGTGAGGTATTAACCGCCGGTGACGTAAACGGCTACCTCATGCAGGGTATTAACGTATTTACTAACGCGACGGCTCGCGATGCGGCTATCACCGCACCGGCTGAGGGTCAATTCGCTTTTACTAAAGATAACAATTCGTTATGGTATTACGACGGTGCGGCATGGGTGGCCTCAGGTGCTACCGGTGACATCGAGGGAGTTACCGCGGGCGTAGGTATTAGCGGAGGCGGTACCTCAGGGACCGTAACTATTACTAACTCAATGGCTACGGCTATGACTACGAAAGGTGATTTAGTAGTCGCTACTGGATCAGGTACTTTTCAACGCCAAGCCGTAGGCGCCAATGGCACCGTACTCACGGCAGACTCAGCCGAGGCGGATGGAGTTAAGTGGGCAACTCCGGGAGCATCAACTACTACTTATACCCTTGTATCTACTACTACGCTATCGGGATCATCTACGACTATTTCAGGACTAGGCGCTTACGATAATTACATTTTTGAGTTTAACTGTATTGTGAGCGGATTTGGTCAAGTAGGTTTTAGGTTAAATGGCGGCACAGGATCGACCTTTAATTATGCCGGACAATTATTGAAAAACACATCGGCAACAGCGTCTACTCATATCGGCGATGGTATGAACGTAAACGGTACTCCAAACATAGTTATCGCAGATGGTTTTCAATCAGGTATTGCGGTGTCAGGTTTTGCCCAAGTAAATGCAGCTTCGACGACCTCAAGAAAGTTTGTCCAAGTGCGTGGCGACGGTGCTGATACAACGGCCAATAATCAACAAGCTTGGAATTGGCAGGGTATGTGGAATCCTGCAGCGACCCTTAGCTCAGTAGCTTTTACTGGTAATGGAATAACCCTTACTGGCACAGTTAGGACGTATGGAGCATAAAATGACAAAATACTATGAAACTATTCACAATATCGATACCGGTGAAATTGTTACTCGCGATTACACGCCTGAAGAAATTGCACAACAAAAAGAAATAGAAAAACAAAACGAAAAAACACTTACCGAAATGGCAGAAAAGTCACTTTTGCGCCAAGCCGTACTAGACAAGCTCGGACTATCTGCCGATGAGATTGCTGCACTTTTGGGATGAGTCTTACAAGCTATAACGGTTATCCGGCCTCAAAAGATCCAAACGAGATCGGTATAAAGTCGTACTCAGTAGACGGTACGGCTCTAAGGCTTAGGTGCGCTAGTAGCGTGGGCCCGCTATTAGCCGCCTTTGCCGCCGAGTTTCATAAACTAATTGAGCCTATCGATGGCGGGACGTTAGATGATTGGGGCTACGCTTTTCGGATGGTCCGAGGATCTACGGATCGCTTATCGTGTCACTCATCCGGTACGGCTATCGATCTAAACGCGACTAAGCATCCTCTAGGCAAGTACGACACTTTCCCGGCTGAAAAAGTACCTATGATCCGGGCGCTCGCTAAAAAGTATGGCCTCAAGTGGGGCGGCGATTTCAAGAGCCGGCCGGATGATATGCACTTTGAGGTAAACGTGACTCCCTCTAAAGCAAAAGAGTTAATTACAAAGTTAGGATTAAACGATGCCGACTAGCGGGCAAGTAACAGTAACTACGACGGCTACCGTGTTAGTAGCGGCTACCGCTTTTGACCAAACCGCTTACCTACATAACTTAGGTAGCGGCGCGGTTTATTTAGGTGCAGCTAACGTATCTACGGCTAACGGCTACAAGCTAGATAACGGCGATAAAATTACTATCGGTGTAGGAGATCACGAGGCTTTATACGCTATCGCGGCAAGCGGTACTCACACCATAAGCGTTTTAACTCAAATTAATTAGGAGGCAATAATGAATAAAAAGCAATTAGAGGCAGCTGCTAAATCATACGCACGAGCAGCGCTCGCATCCGTAGCAGCTTTATATATGTCTGGTATTACTGATCCAAAAGTATTAGCTAACGCCTTTATCGCCGGCCTCGTAGGTCCGCTACTTAAAGCGGTACAACCGAGCGAGAAGCAATACGGCATAGGCTCTAAATGATCCGGGCCCTGATAGGGGCGATAGTGGGGACTATCCTCCTATCGGGGTGCGGTTATCAAGGATGGGTGAGATATGAGTGCCAAAAATACGAAAACTGGTCAAAGCCTGAGTGCGTACCACCTCAATGCGAGGTTACGGGAACCTGCACTAAGGACCTTATTACGCGGGATGAATAGAACTCCACGTAGGCTAAGCCCGGAGGATATCCACGCTCGCCTTATATTTTTAATTGGAGCCGTTTTAGCTCTTACTTTTTTTGTTATTACCGCCGGTGCGGTTTTTGCTTTAGTGTTTGTTACTCAACCTGTAGGAGCTCAAGCGCCTAACGATCGGGACTTTATACAACTGTTACAAACCTTGGCTATTTTCTTAACCGGTGCACTCGGCGGCGTATTAGCCGGTAATGGGCTCAAGTCAAAGCCTAAAGATAAAAGCGACACGCCAAAAGACACGGAGCTTTGATATCTGACAAAAAGCCCTCATACTGATACTACAAACGCTGAGAGGGCTACTCGGTTAGTAGCTTTATCGGCCTTAACAAAGGGCTAAGTATATGAATAGTGCAGATATATTAATCGCTGCTTTTGCAGCTTTTATCGGTTTTATGTTTATGGTGATTGGTTACTCGATAGGGTACCGACAAGGACACGGCGAGGGTTTTATCCGTGGTCGAGCTATCGCTCAAGCTCTGAAAGAAAAGGAGCTAATCTAATGGGATTTTTAGATAACTACGAGGATGTAAATGCACGTATTAAGCGCTTCAGAGCTGAGTTTCCATCCGGGCGATTAGTCGCATATATCGAAAGCTTTGATATTGAGAAAGGCACGATCCTCGTAAGAGCTGAGGCATACCGTGAGTATGAGGATACGCAACCGAGCGCCGTCGATTACGCTTTTGGTAACGTGGCAACCTATCCGCAAAATATGCGTAAATGGATGGTAGAGGACACGATCACGAGCAGCTATGGCAGGTGTATCGGGCTTTTGACTCCAAGTCTCGAGCATAACTCGAGGCCTACCGTGCAGGATATGGAAAAGGTAGAGACGTTACCGGCAAGCGCTGATCCATGGAGTACAAAAGCATCTATTGAGGATATGGCAACTATGGCTACGGCCGTACTCGAGATCGGTAAAGGCTTAGGCGGCACGTTAGTAGCTGAGCCTCCACGTTGCCCTCATGGCACGATGATATGGGCCGAGGGCACGGCAAAAACGGGTAAGCCGTGGGCCGCGTACAAGTGCACCGAGAAAAACCGAGCTAATCAATGTACGCCGATGTGGCACGTAATGGCCTCCGATGGCAAGTGGAAACCGCAGGTATAGAGATGGGCGAGCTAACTTTTATTAAAGGCGGACTAGCTACAACTATCCACGATGACGGCTCGACAAGCACTACGCCGGTAGATAAGTGCGACTATTGCGGCGAGTGGGTTAGTCAATTAGGCGGCCTGACTATTCGAGATGTAGGCCTTGAGGTCGTTACGTGGTTATGTGCACAATGTCGCGGGTAGCTAAAGTCATACTCGATAGATCGCAGGAGATTACGGCGCACCGTATGGGCCTCGAGCGAGCTATTCATTTTCAAGCCGATCCAAACGATCCGGATCAGTTCGGTCAGAGCTTTAGCAATTATCACGAGTTCATATGGCAAAAGTCGGAGGCATGTGGAGCTGAAACGGCCGTAGCTAACTATTTTGGTGATAATGCTTTTGTACCTAAGCCTACAAACGTGCACGAGGAGGCAGACGTAGGCCAAAATGTCGAGGTCAAATGGACCAAACACGCTAACGGGCATTTAATCATCCAAAATAAGGCTAATCCAAGGCCTAATGATGTAGCTATATTAGTTACAGGATGGAGCCCGGTCTACGTGCTATTGGGATGGATGCCGGTGCATATGGCTATGGTACCTAAATATAAGCATCCTTATCAGAATAACTATTGGGTACCTCGATCTAATCTATTTGAGATGCAATATCTAAAGAGGTCAAACTATGGCGTATAAAACCAAGTGCCGGCTATGCGGCAAGATTACCGATCATATAGAGCGAGTAATTACCGATAACCTGCCGCCTTACGTTAAATCGCTCCAATGCGTTAAATGCGGGGTAATGGGTATAGTCATGATGGAGGACGTTAAAGATGACACTCAACGGAATAACTAAAAACGTTTACTCGGACGAGTGGTATACAAGCCAAAAGACAGTAGACATAGCTATAAAATTATTAGATCCTGAGCCTAATTCGCTTATATTGTGCCCGTTTGACTCGGAGCATAGCCTCTTTGTAAAAACGCTTGAAGCTATGGAGCATACGGTCATATACGGTATTGAGGATTTTATAGATGGCCAATTTCGTTTAGCTGATTACATAATTACAAACCCTCCGTTTAGTATCAAGGACAAGATAATTAAACGAGTGTATGAATATGGGCTAAAGGCCGTATTAGTTTTACCTATAGATGCTTTAGGTGGAGTTAAACGCCATGAGTTATACAAAGAGTACGGATATCCAAGCGTGTACGTACCGTCTAGACGTATTGCATATTACGACGAGTCCGGAGCTTTACGTAAAGGCTCGAGCTTTCACTCAGTGATTATGACTTTTAATCAGGGCGATAGTGAACTCATTTGGGAGGATACAGATGCTGAATAGTTATCCACATAAGTTATACACAGGTGTTAATAGCCTGTGGGACACGCTCAAGATCACGCTCAAGATTGACACGTATTTGACTTACCGATTACGCTCCATGCTAGCTGGCGAGCCGCTACCGCGGATAGCTCGCGGGCTATGCTTGGTGCTATTGGCCGGGCTATTTGTATTTAGCAATACAACGTATGCAAGTGCGGTAAATACACAAAGAGATAAAGAAAACTACAAACTCTACGCACATATAAAACTATTAAATGCTAAGCAATATAGATGCTTAGAGATCCTATGGAATAAAGAAAGTAAATGGGATCCTCGAGCAGATAACCCTAAGAGCTCAGCATATGGAATACCGCAGCTACTTAAACTTAAAGTACATGATCCATTTATGCAGATTGATCTAGGACTTAAGTACATCGCACATAAGCACCGCACTCCATGTCGAGCGTTAGAGTTCCATAATAAAAGGGGCTGGTATTGATGGTCCATGGTAGACATGATCCAAGGCTAAGCCGTAAGTACAAAGCACAAAGGCTCATAGTCCTAGCAAGGGATGGATATACCTGTACATATTGCGGGCAAGATGCCATGACTGTAGATCACATAGTAGCTATTAAAAATGGAGGAGATCCTATTAGCCTTGAGAATATGGTGGCTTGTTGTAAGCGCTGCAATAGCAGCAAGGGATCACGCTCACAAGGCGTTTTTTTAGCGCGGACGGCTAC